ATCGGCCGCCGTCAGGTCGATCTACTGTAGCGGTTATTAGTTTGTCAGTTTTTGCACGACAGCTTGGACATAGCGGGAATTTCTTATATCTCATCTCTTGCCCGTCCCAGTTTACGGAAAGAGTATTTCTCATCTGCTGGTAATCTAGGCCACCCCAAATACCCCAAAGTTGCTTGCTATCAAGAGCCCACTTCACGCAATCGCGCTTCACTGGGCATACCCCACACAATTTCTTAGCTTCAAGCTGTTGCGATGGCTTGTTAGCGAAAAAACTGTCCATTTTATCTAGATTTTTTGGTTTAGCACACTCTGCTCTATCGTGCCAATCTGGTGATTCAATAAACAATATCTACCTCCACAAAAGTTGCGTCTCGTTCATACTCTTCGTCTGACAAATCATAGTAGGTGGGGAATCTTTCGCCCTCAAGGTAGGAATATCCAGCTTTAGTCACCCATGCTGCGTCTATAAGTCTGTGAGCAGCGCCAATCGTCTCTGATACGCCTTCTTGCTGTATGGCAGATGCTAAAGACCTTCTGTAGGAGATATCACTGTCGAAGTATACGTGCTCACTCAGAAAGAAGATGATAGAGTCTTCTGAGCCCTGGCGCGGGAAGCCGTCACCATCCCAAGTAATCCAAGTAGGATCCTTAGGTAATCTTAATTTTAACACATCCACATAAGTAATTTTATACAAAGTGGTATTGCAGTGTACCGTAGATTACAAAATTAGTTAATTGTTTCCAAAAGGGTTGACTGAACCCTGTTTTAGAGATGCAAAAGCAGTAACTATAAATATATTGGCTTTCTGGGCCTCTTCAACCTCAGAGATAGTTTCAGCCTTAGGATAGGAAACTTTGATCTCTAAAGTAACTTGATCCAAAACACCCTCAGCCGGGATTTCTAGAAAAGATGCAATTTTACCTATAGCCAGAGTTTTTGCTTCCTCCAGAGTCTCTGCTGCAACTTTTAGCTCAAAAGATGTTCTCATTATTGAGCCTTTCTGTAGCGCTTCTCTAGTTTGTAAGGAGAATAGTGGACGCCCTTGAGCTCTGGTAATTTCCCATCAGTGGCGTTAAATATTACGTCTCCATAACGTATAGCTGCAACGGAACCAACACGCCCGTTATGAAGCGGTCCAAGATTGTCTGAAAAACCGTCTGATTTTACTCGTACAACATCACCAACTGTAATCTGTCCTGGCTGTAGCGGTACCCAGATGTAGTCGTTCTCGGTAATCTCTACCTTTAAGGCGTGACCTCTAGCCAATAGCGGAAATACTCGAAGAACCTCTTCGGTCATATTGTCACTAAGGGTTGCAGTCTGCTCCCAAGCTTCAAGAAGCTTCAAGATAGCCTTACCTGATCCAACTTTAACTTTTGCGGCTTCTAGTTGTTCTTTGATCCACTCGGGATTTAGTTCTGGCATTATATTCTCTCCTTTGGTAAGTCTAACACTATAGATTCTAACTGGTTAAGAACTTGATCCCTGCTAGGGATGCTCTCTTTATAGCTACTAAGTTGCTCTGATGCTATCTGCTGACGTTCAAATGGGTCAGCGTCCTCTATCTGATATGCCAGATTACCCCAAGAGTTATTAAAGTCTAAGGTTTCCTGCCAATATGTGACAATCGGAGTTCCTGAGTTTAAAGCTTGAATATACCTGTAGGACCACCAAGTTCCAGTTTTCCTATCCTGAGGTGGAACAATTAACCCAATTGAGGTTTTTATAATATCTAGTGCCTCGCTGTCTTTTGCCCTAGCTCCTGGCTTAGTTGGTATACCAGAGTATTTAGTAGTCGAATTTACCGTCTGCCACCACGGACTTGAGGCATTCTCGACTGCCCATACATTGTGCCTAAGGGCAGATATTGCTGGGCCTGACAGTAGAAAGCTATCAATAGATACTGGGACTACAGACTCGCTACTAACAAAGGAGACCTTGCTTGCTATTGAGCTGTTTGACAGCCAAGGAATAGCCGGAACAAGAGTTTTTGGCCAACTAACTGTTGCAATTTTATCCGCAATAGAGTCTACAGAATTACGCGTGGGGCCGTTTTTTGCCAAAGAATAATCAGCACGATTAGCGAAAAAACTACTAAAAACTTGGTCTGGGTCGCGCTTAAAGGACCGAATGCTATTTTTATACTGCCACATTTGAGGGCTATCTACAACCAGCCGTAGCTTGGGAGACTCGTACATCAGGTTAAGCACATGGAGTGCGCCATAAAGTTTATTTGCTGCAGGGGAAGTTGGGGGGGAGAAGCCAAATACCACGAGGTCAAAGGCCTCTAGGTCAGTCCTGGTCCATGAGATCTTAGGTACAGACCAGACTACTGTGGCAATCTCACTGTACGCAGTAGCTAAAGCGCCAAAGAATGAGGAATTCTTTGTCTCCTTGCAATGACTGGAGCTCATTCCAGTAAAAAGTATTTTCATAGTCTCTCCTTAAGTAGGAGGCAGGGCCCCTAAGAGCCCCGCCTTCTTCTTATATTCTATTGCTTAGAACGGGGTGTCAGCGCTGATAGGAGCGGCAGGCGCTGGCGCTGGTGCAGCAGCATAAGCTGGAGCAACGGCCGGAGCAGGTGCTGGTGCAGCAGCATAAGCTGGAGCAACGGCCGGAGCAGGTGCTGGTGCAGCAGCTGGTGCAGCAGCAGCAACGGTAGGTGTAGCTGTAGCTGCGTAGTAGCGCTTAATCTCGTTACTCTGATTGCCGTTATAGCTACGAGTTCCTAGAGTTCCACGGAAGACACGACCAAGAAATGCCTGCTCGATTTGAGCGGGGGTTGGGTTCTGTGTCCAATAATCTTGACCTAGACCCATGGCGCTGGCCTTCATGAAGAACATGTTCATAGCCTTTGGGTTGTCAGTAGTAACTACTAACTGGTCCCAGACGCGGCGCTTGTCGTGCGCTCCGCCTTGTACCTCATTGGTGACCTTAAACATCAGCTTTCCAGTTTGAGTGGTTGTTGCTTGAGCTTCAATCACCTTTAGCTGGTAGTCGCCATCTGGTAGTGGCTCGTAGTTGTTGCTTGTTGCTGCGGTACCAGCTTGCGCCAGTAGCTCTGCAAAATTAACAGTTGTCATATCTTCTTTCCTTACTTAGTTGTTTTGGTTGTTGGTTTAGTCTTCTTCTCTCCGAAGACCATGTCTAGCATACGTTCGACCCCGAGGTCGCCCTGTTGTACTATTTTTCCTAGACGCCCTTGGACGCGCTCTCCAGCTTCCCACTCAGGAGTACGCTCAACATACATGCGTCTTACCTTCAGGGGAGCCTGCATTGGATCGGGGTTTGGTTCCGTCTCCACTGTGAGTGCTCCGAGGATGTCATAGAAATAGGGGGCCTGAATAGCTAGCTGGCCCTGTAGGTACGGACGGAATACACCGTCTTGGCCCTTACGTGCCATGGCTGTCAGTACTACAGCCTCTAAAGGCTGAGTAGGGTGCATAGTGAGGTCACGAAGGTCACGAAGTAGCGCTCCCATGTGGCGAAGTAGTTCGCCCCACTGTTGCATCTTCATTTGCTCTGTGCCAGCAATGTTGTCCATGCACTTAACCTGCAACTCCGAGATGGAGTCAATGATTAGGGACTTGAACTGGTGCTTACCGCTCTGAAGCCATTGAAATGTCTTCATGACCACATCGTACTCACGGACTTGGACCACAACTGTGTCCCAAGTTCCATCAGCCACTGGTGGCTCTTCGGTCATTGGATCCCAATACTTGATAGTTACGGGTAGAAATCTGTGTCCACCCTCAACATCAAGCATTAGGCGTGGGTATGGTGCCGTGACTGCAAAGCTGGACTTTCCAACTTTGGATTCGCCATAAACCATAATTGTTAAACTGCGATCGACGTCAGACATTACTCACTTCCTTTCTTTTCATCTGTTATTCCATAGTAGCCGTAAGGGTCGGAGACCGCAAACGCATCGCTAAGTGCCGCCTCTGCGGCAGAGCCGTCATCAAAGAGCGGACAAGTAGCGAAGAATTGACACTTCCACTTGCAATCCTTAGTAGGTGTAGGATATGCATTTCTATAGTGACTGCCACCAGCATCAAGTGCTTCACGCACGTCTAGCATGTCGGTCAGTGTGCCTTCTAGTTGGTCTAGAAAAGCACGGAGTGTAAATCTATTGTGTCGAACTTCAATCTGTTCGTAGAATGGTGGCTTAGCATATGCGCCACGCTTGACCTTACGGAGCATAGTAAAGATGGCCCCATCTGTGCGCTCACCTGGCACTTCTTGCGCCTCGTCCAGGAGCATATAGGTCTTAACCTGCTCGTTCATGTGTGCCATGGAGCCAAAGTCAGCAAAAGATCCACCTACGGTCTTGAAGTCACGAATCATGCGTGCACCATCAATCTTTCGACGTACGCGCATATCGATCTTGCCCTGTAGGATAACTTTACCGTCAAGCATAGGACGCTCGAGAATCTCTTCTGTGGAGATCATTTCAAGTTCTGCATCAATGCCTTCTTGCTCAACCCACTCGAGGTAGCCCTCAAGCATAATGCGACCAAGATCTGCCTCAGCTTCCAGTGACGTAGTGTCTCTGTAAGAGTCGCTCATCTTTTTTAAATCTTCTCGTACTAGGTCAGTATGCGCTTCTAAGAGATCTTGCCCCGTTGAGTAGTGACGGTCTAGTGCTTCGTGAATTCTTGAGCCCAGTGCAAGCGCACCAGTGAAATTCTTAACTTTTGGCTTCAAGCGTCGGTAGTAAGTTAACCACCAACGTCGTCTGCAGTCCTTGAACGTCTGTATTTCTGAATTAGAGATTCTAATTGGTTCTGACATTATTTTCCTTTCTTACTGGTCTTTAGTAGTTCTAGTAGCTTGGCCTTATCTTTTACAATCTGGTCAAAATTCTCGGACTTAACGTCAAGCGCTTCAATTACACGCTCTTCGATAGTTCCTTCAGTCACATAGTCCGTGATAATCACTGAGTCGTGTATCTCTGACCCAATCCTGTGAACGCGATCCATTGCCTGCTTGTGGTCAACAAGTGACCACGGCCTCTGAAGCATAACAAGTCTTCTTGCTGCTGTCAAGGTAATTCCAACACCACCAGCTTGCGCAGTGAAAAGTATCCATTTTGTCTTACCAGCCTGGAAGTCGTCAACAGCTTGCTGGCGCTCCTCTTGCGACTGAGCACCAGTAATTAAACCGTGGGCCATGCCTTCTTTAGTCATACGAGCGCTCAGTATCTCGATCAACTGTCGAGAGACGGCGCAGACGGCAACGGAGTCATCTCCAAAG